TTACCAAGTTCTTTCTCGTAGCCCTTCAGTGCATTCTTTCACGTCATCATCGATAACATTCCCAGGCTTAATACATTCCTTCATGGTCTTCCGCACGCCTCTACTTGCTTCCCTGTCGCGTTTGTCCTGCATCTTGAGGCTCTCCCTTGCGGCGTCACCTGCCATGCCATCTGTACCTGCCATGAACTCGGTAACGATGCGGCTGAATCCTGAGCCGATAGCCTCCGCGATGGGTGCTGTCGCCTCGCCGGCCTGAGTCGCTAAAGGCTTGGATTCTTCTGCGTATGCGAAGCCGCACAGCGTCAAAAGTACGATGGTGGATGCAACTGCTCTCATTCCCTCTCTCCTATCCTTGAAGCGAACCAGCGTTCCGCTGCTCTCCTGGTGATCGCTATCCCGCGTTGGGACTGCTTAAGTTTTTATTTGCCTCGTCGAATGCCGGGCTTACGTGGCCGTTTTGGGGCTCGATTCTTCCAGATATCAGCCACAAGGCATATTGCGGAAAGGCGTCTGCCAGGATGCCGACTTCCTCAGTACTGATCCTGATCTTTCCGCCGCTGATATTTCTCCAGCGTTCGTAGTTTTTTCCACCTAGCTCGCTCAAGTGTTTCGGGCCCACGGTCCGTATCAATTGAAGCGCTCTATCTCTAACTGCATCCATAAGTGAAAAATTCAATCGGAGTAGAGTTTACTCAGTTGGTCGGCATGAGTAATATTCACTCATGAGTAACTGTTACTCAAATGGCTTGAGTGGTAGCAGCTTGGGATTATAGGGGGTTCGCATGGAAGAGTCTGGAATAGTGGGGTTCACCGTCACAGGTGCTGTGGAAAAGGTCACGGACTTCCGCACCGCGCCGTTCTGCTCGCAGGCAGTCTTCGCGCAGATGCTGGGCCTGGAAGACATCACGGAAGACGTGGTGCGGGGCTGGGTGGAAACCAAGACGATCCCGACCGCCAAGATTGGTCGCCGCCGCGTGGTGAACCTGCACCGTATTCGCCGTGACCTCGACCGGGGCAAATCGATCTTCTGCCAGGGTGATTACGATGCCGAGTGATCGCCCAGTGCCGATGGAAACCTTCCAGTTCTGCTTCGCGGGCATTGTCGGCGGCGTCTCCGGCAGGGTTGTGTCCTGGGGCGGCCTGACTGTCGATATCGACCGGATAGAGAACGCTTGGCTTCGTCGAGCGATTGAAGACTATCGCTGTGGTCGTAGGGGGCAGAAATGAGCCATGGCCGCCAGTCCCTACTACCTGCGCCAAACCCACACCCCGGACTGCGCCTGCTCTGTGTGCTGGTCCGCAAGGCAGGTCATCCCATTGCACAGCCCGTCGCCGTGTCCGGACTGCCGGCCCCCTGGGCTGCCCTATCTGGAAGATGGCCGCTGGCTCTGCCGTCCCCGTTCCTTCTGCGCGAAACACGACCCGTCCCGGCGTCCGCCGAAGTACTGGCACGTTGTGTACGACAGCGGGAAGCCCACGCCCTTTGTGCCCGTGCGCGAAGCATTCCAATTGGAGGGCTGAACCATGCTCGCTAAGACCCTGAAAGCGCTGCTCCTGTTCTGCCTGATCCAGGCCGCCCGCACCGTGGCCGATCCGGTCAAGGGCCGCGCTCCCGGCTCGTCGGAACAGCTTCATCGTTCCGGCGAACGGAAGCACGGGCGCAGCGCACCCTTGAACGCCTCCCCCCTGAAACAGCCTCCGCTGGGGAGTGTGGGGCAGCTCCTCCGCCCCGCGCTCCCGAGCCCTCGGCGGCAAGAGCGGGATGACAAGGGCAGAGCCCTTGGTGTTGCTCTGCGGGTTCCAAGGGGAAGCGTTCCCCTTGGCCGTCGGAGACGACGTTGCGATAGGGATCGTTACCCGGATGGGCCGAGACGAGTACCCGTGGTTGGCTTGGTTCGCTAGCGAATAGAGCCCGGCCCGAAGGGATCGCCCGACAAATCACTTTCACCCAACACCGCTGAATGAAGGCGAAACAGCCGAATTTGCAGCAGCGGGACAACTCACGCCGAAAAAGGCGAATTGAAGGAGAAACACCGATGAACATGTTTGCAACCCAAGGCGGCGTCGTCGAACTGTGGGTCACCAAGACCGACACCTATACCTCGACCAAGACCGGGGAAATCTACGCCTCGGTCCAATCCATCGCCCCGATCCCGGAAGGCGCCCGTGGCAACGCCAAGGGCTTCGAGATCAGCGAATACAACATCGAGCCGACCCTGCTGGACGCCATCGTCTTCGAAGGCCAGCCGGTGCTCTGCAAGTTCGCCAGCGTGGTCCGCCCGACCCAAGACCGTTTCGGCCGGATCACCAATACCCAGGTCCTCGTGGATCTGCTGGCCGTGGGCGGCAAGCCGGTGGCGCCGACCGCCCAAGCCCCGGCCCGCCCGCAAGCACAGGCCCAAGCCCCGCGCCCGGCCCAGCAGCCGCAGGGCCAGGACAAACAAGACAAGTCCCCGGACGCCAAGGCGTAAGCCGTAGGAGGCCGCGATGCTCCGCTATCTCTCGCTGTTCGCGGTAGGTCTGGCCACCGGCTACGCCTGGGGCTGGATCGACGGCCTAGCGGCCTCCCTGGCTGTTTGAGGACTGATCGCTATGTCAGGCGTTGTCGCTGTGCAGGTGTGTACCGCGTGGACCTCGACCCCCGAGGGCTTCATGGCGTGTCGCGAACTTGCATGGCAACAGGCCTACCTGATTCCGCCCGAGGCCGCTGGATACGTGGACATCCTGGTCAACGGTGGTTTCTCCCCGGAAGCCTTTGGCATCGGTGCCGCTGGCGTCCTGGGATCGTTCGTGACGGGGCTTTTGATTGGCTGGGTCGCGTCACTTCTTCGTAAAGCCAAGTAGAGAGGAAACACCATGAAAGCAATGAAGCAACGCATCGCCAAGTTCAGCCCGGTCGCCTCGTTCCGCAACCTGTGCATCGCCGGTTCCGTCACTGCCGTGACTTCGCTGCCGGCCTTCGCCGGGGTGATCGACACCAGCGCGGTGGAATCGGCGATCACCGATGGCCAGGGCGATATGAAGGCCATTGGCGGCTACATCGTCGGCGCCCTGGTGATCCTGGCCGTTGCCGGCCTGATCTACAGCATGTTGCGCAAGGCGTAACGGGTGCTCTGGTCGGTGTGGTTGGGGGCGTTCTTCGCCGGCGCCTTCATCACCGGGTACCGGACCGGCGAATTCTTCTAACCGAACAGACCGAGGCGGAAGCCCCCTCCGGAGTTTCCGGCAGGGGGCTTTTTCATGGGTGACTGGATGAGTAACAACGCACGTTCCGGCCTTGGCCGACTTCTTCCGCTGCTGGGCCTGCTGGTCTCGCTGCTGTGGCATCCCTTGGCGAGCGCGGACTTCTACCAATGGAAGATTTCCATCCCCGGAAATCCCACGGCCTTCTTTCCATCCTATACGGCGGCATGCCAGTACTACTTCGATAACACGTCGGCCAACTGGCTAAAGAAAGTCAACAAACTGAGCTACAAGGAAGTTCAGTGCAGTGTTTCGGGTACTGGTGGAATCACTTGGGAGACGAAGACTGCCATCTTGACTGGCGATAGCTGTCCTCCAGAGCAAGAACTCGATCCGGCCGACGGTGCCTGCAAGCCGCCACCCGAAGAGTGCAAGGAAGGCGAACTGTTTCCGGCCAAGGGCCCGGACTCGCCTGTTGTCACCTCGGGCGGGCGGAACTATGTCGGCGACGGCGGCGCACCGAGCGCCTGTTATCAAAGCTGCGAGTACGGCGGCAACCCCAGCCCGGCCAGTTGCTATCTGGTCAAAGGCTCCACCACGACCGGCTTCTGCAATTACATCCTCAAGGGCACCGGACAGAATTGCGGTGCCGATTCCTACACCTTCGCGCAGACCGGCGACTCGCTGAACCCGCCCGACACCCCGAACACCGATCCTTCCGACCCGAACGACCCCGGCTGCCCGCCCGGCTGGTCGTGGTCGGGGACTACCTGCGTCAAGACCCCGACCGATCCCACGGATCCAACCGACCCGACCACGCCGGGCGGTGATGGCGACGGCGGCGGCGATGGCGATGGCGGTGGAAACAACAACGGCGGCGGCAACGACGGCGGCACCGGCAATGGCGGCGACGGCAGCGGGGGAGGGGACGGCAACGGCGGGGGCGATGGTAGCGGCGACGGTGACGGCAGCGGCACGGGCGGCGATGGCAACGGCACCTGCGACCCGGCGAAAGAGAACTGCTCCACCGGCCCCGAAGGCCCCGGCGGCGAACTCAAGGAACCCACGCCCGGCACCTGGGATGACGCTATCGCCACCTGGGAAAAGAAGGTCGAGGAAGCCAAGCAAGAACTCAAGACCAAGGTGAAGGCCAACGTCGATCAGATGAAGGGCGCGTTCGACCTCAACCTGGCGGAAGGCGGCGGGCAACTGCCCTGCGAGCCCATGACCATTTGGGGCAAGTCCTACTCCCTCTGTATCTCCGACTACGCCGGCCAACTCTCCAGCCTGCGCGTGGCGCTGCTGCTAATGGCCGCGCTGATCGCCGCCCTCATTCTGCTGAAGGACTGACCCTATGGAATGGCTCTCCGGTTTTCTCGATCAGATCATCGCCTTCTTCCAGTGGATCTGGGATTTCTTCGCCCAAGGCATCTATGACTTCGTGCGCGACGGCCTGGTGGTCGCCACCAAGGCGTCGATGTACGCCGCGCTCCAGACCCTGATCCTGCTGATCGATGTCAGCTACACCGCCGCTCGCGAACTGATCGACAGCCTCGGCGTGCCGCAGATGATCCGCAGCATGTACGCCGCGCTACCGGGGCCGATTGCGGCGGGTCTGGCCTTCTTCGGCGTGCCGCAGGCGCTGAACATCATCATGGTCGCGGCGGCGACGCGCTTCTGCATGCGCTTCGTGCCGTTCATTGGGAGGTGATCCGTGTCGATCAAGATCCATCACGGCCCCAATGGCTCCTACAAGACCTCCGGCGCGATCCAGGATGACGCCGTGCCCGCGCTGAAAGACGGGCGGGTGATCATCACCAACGTGCGCGGCTTCACCCTGGAGCGGGCCTATCAGGTCTTTCCGGACCTGCCCAACACGGCGGAAATCATCAACCTCGATCTGGAGTCGCTGGAAGACCTCGAAAAGATGCGCACGTGGTTCCAGTGGGCGCCCCGCGGGGCCTTCTTGATCTTCGACGAAACCCAACTGCTGTTTCCCAAGTCCTGGCGGGAAAAAGACCTCGAGCGCTTCGACTACCCCGGTGGACCGGAAGCGGCCCATGCGGCCGACCGCCCCATGGGCTGGCTCGACGCCTGGACCCGGCACCGGCATTTCAACTGGGACATTGTCCTCACCACGCCGAACATCTCCTACATCCGCGACGACATCCGCATGACCTGCGAGATGGCCTACAAGCATTCCAACCTCGCGGTGATCGGCATCCCTGGCCGCTACAAGGAGGCCCAGCATGACGCCCAACTCAACCGTCCGCCCGCCGATGGCACCATCATCGAGTACAAGCGGATCCGAAAGCAGACCTTCGCCCTCTACCAGTCCACGGCCACCGGCAAGACCCAGGACACCAAGGCGGGCAAGAGCCTCTTCCGGTCGCCTAAGCTGGTTCTTCTACTGGCATTGCTGGCCGGCACTATTGGCTTTGTCTGGTATATGGGGCCTCTGCGCACGATTGGCGGTCCGGCTGCTGCGACACCTGCCGACGCTCCTGGCGACCCTGCTCAAGCCCCTGCTGCGCCCGCTGCTGTGGCTGCTCCAGCGCGTCCTGCTGCGAATAGCTTTCTTCCTCCTGGGCTTGTACCTGATGGGCCTGCTGCTGCGCCTGTTGATCTGAACGCCCATCCCTTCGCCGATCGACGGATCTCCATCCTCGCCCACGCCTACCGCAAGTCGCGGGGCGATATCTACCTGTTCGCCCTGGAGGATCCCACGGGCCGGCGCCTGGAACTCACCAGTTGGCAACTGATCGGCTCCGGCTACCGGGTGACGCCCAAGGGCGAGTGCGTCGTAGAGCTTCGCTATGAGGACTGGAAACAGACCGTCACCTGTGCCGGGAGGCAGGCCGGCGCGGTGGCCAGCATCGCTCCGGCAGCGCCTGTTGCCGCCTCCGCAGACGCACCGGCCAGGGGCCAGTCGCCGCTGACCATCGTCCCCGATTCCGAATACGCCTCGCGGCCCTGGAGGCAGAAATGATCGATTGGGAATTCCTCGTCCCGGTGGCGATGGGCTGGGCGCTGCATCACTGGTGGACGGTGATGACGGCGCTAGCGGCGGTAGGGGTGCCGCCATGAGGGGCGGGCCGCGCCGCCGGCCGGGAGCGCAAGGCATGAGCGATAGGCCGAAGGCGCGGCCGACGCCCCTGTAACACGTCAGATAACCCCCGATCAGCAACCCCATAGAACCTCATTAACGGGTAAAGAACATGAAGACTCCGATCCATCCAACCCGACTGGTCCTCGAAGAAAACGGGGATTTCCACAAGTCCCCGAAGGGGATGCTTTTCATGGACCCGCTCAATGGACAGTTCACCGACTTGTCAGGCGTGCGGATCCTGCGGTGCGGCGTGGACACCGTGCGGCAGTTGTACAACGGCAAGTTGCGCCCGGAAGTCATGGCGCTGTTTGACCTGTCGGTGGATGTGGTCGAGTTCGCCGGCTACGAATGGTCCAAGGGCCGTATCGGTCGCGACTCTGGCTATCAGTACCGCCTGCAGAACGCCGAAATGGGCCTGATCCTGCTGATCAAGAACCACAACATCAAGGTCGACACCATTGGCTCGCACCTCAAGATCGAAGTGTCGCCTCACGCCATTGACGGCGCCGACCCGCGTATCCTTCAGGGAGTGCTGGATGACCTGGCCGCAGCGGTGCTGAGTCACTGTGAGACCAACCAAGCAGCCGTGCATATCGCGCTGGATGTGCAGGGCTGGACGCCTCCGGCTGATCTCGTTGATCGCATGCACTGCCGCTCGCGTCGGGTACGGCAAATCAGTGGGATCGAGCGGATCGAGTTCGACGGCAACGCCTCGGTCTACGGGCGTGGCGAGACGTACATGTTCGGCTCGGCCAACGGCCTGCAACTGTCGATCTATAACAAGACCCTCCAGGCTCGGGCCACCGACAAGCTCGACTATTGGGAAAGCGTGTGGGCGACCCTGAACGGGGATCCGTTCGGTGATGGCGACCCGGCCTATAACCCCCTGGAAACGGTGTGGCGGATCGAGTTTCGCTATCACCACTCCATCGTCCAGCAGTTCTCCGAAGGCTCGCGTATGGCCTCGGGGGAGGTCATCGGCTGCCGCACCTACGAGGGCCTTTGCCCGCATCTACAGGGGCTGTGGAACTATGCCTGCGAGGCATTCCGTGTGCTCTCCCGGGAGGGCATGTATGACGCCTTCTGGAGCCTGATCAGCCAGGACGCCCGCGTCCAGGTCGAGTGCGATCCGCTGATCGAGCGCACCGAGTATCGGCGCTATTACAAGACCGCCAAGGGCTTTAGCGGGCGCAACTGCGAGATGTTCCTTGGCCAGTTCGTGAGCCTGATCGCGCGGGAGCGTGTCCCGGCAAAAAAGGCTATTGAGTCCGCCCGTAAACTGGAGTTCTGGCACGTTATCGAAGACCACTATCTCGCCAAGGGTTGGACTCGTCGCGATCTGGAAAGGCATATCCACAAGCTCATGTGTGATCGCTATCTGCGCAAGGGATATGCGATATGACGGTACGCAAGGACGGCAAGACGTGGACGGCTGACTTCTATGAGAATGGTCGTTCCGGGCGCAGGATTCGCAAGAAAGGCTTCGCCACCAAGTCTGCCGCGATTCGCTATGAGCAGGATTTTTTCGCCGTGAAGGGCGAGACGGGCCGACCGCTGGATGACCGTCTCTCCGATCTGGTGAAGGTTTGGTATGACCTCCACGGCTGCACCTTGAAGGATGGCAAGCAACGCTTGGCGCGCTGCGAGGCGCTGGCGAAGCGGCTAGGGAACCCCTTGGCGTTCGAGTTCGATTCGTTGGCGTGGGCACGCTACCGGCAACGTCGCTTGACCGAGGTGAAGCCTGAGACGGTCAATCACGAGCAACGCTACTTGTCGGCGGTCTTCTCTGAACTGATTCGCCTGGGCTCCTGGCACAAGGAAAACCCGCTGGGCAAGGTCCGGCAAATCAAGACGGATCAGGTCGAACTGACGTTTCTGTCCCTGGATCAGGTCGCTCGACTGCTGGAAGAGTGCAAGGCCAGTACGAACAACCATACCTATCCGGTCGCGCTGTTGTGTCTCGCCACGGGAGCCCGCTGGGAAGAGGCGGAAAGCCTGACGCGGGGCGCTGTGCATGGCGGCAAGGTGCACTATCACCGGACCAAGAATCGGCAGAGCCGATCAGTGCCGATCCCGGATGAGTTGGAGAGGTTGATATTCAAGGTGGGCATGCCTGGATCTGGCCGCCTGTTCATGTCTTGCCGCGCCGCGTTCCGCTGCGCCTATCAGCGTTGTGGGTTCCAGACGCCGGGCCAGATGACCCACATTCTCCGCCATACCTTCGCCAGCCACTACATGATGGGGGGAGGGGACATCCTGACCCTACAGCGGATCCTCGGCCACTCCTCGATCACGATGACCATGCGGTATGCGCACCTATCGCCGGAGCATTTGGCCTCGGCTATGAGCCTCTCCCCGCTGTATCAGATAAAGCACTTCGCTAGTCAGGTACACCAGTAGAAGCCTTTTCAGGTTTGTCCAGGGAGCTATCAATACGGCTGAGGAGGTTTCGCTCCTGAACGACCCAAATCTTCGGAGCGGCATAACCCACAACGAAGGATAGAGCCCATATCTTTGCAAAGACTGCTGGTGTCTCTTGTAGTGCTCCAATGAAGTACAGCCCAACAACGAAGCCTAATACGCCTCCAACAAAAAGCCGCATGAATAGCCATGCGGAGCGAAGTTCTTGTAGTTGAGTAGAGGCGAGTTTCATATCTCCTTCCTGGCGGGGAAGGTGAGTGAGGTTGTAATTCGCGACCATTGTCTGTGCCAGGCTCCCAAAGATCGCACCGATAGTGCAGGCAATGGGAAGAAGCACGTCAAACATAGAAAAGCCGAGTTCGCTGAACATGTCCCTTGTCTCTACTGGCTGATGACCGAAGGGTAGGGCAGAGGCAGGGGTGAGGGAAGAGGTAGACACGCTGTAGTCACTTTGTAGTCACCACAGGCAAAAGAAAAGGGGTTAGCTTGCGCTAACCCCTTGAAAAATATGGTGGCTACACCGGGACTTGAACCTGGGACATCAGCATTATGAATGCTGCGCTCTAACCGACTGAGCTATGTAGCCGAGTGGCGCGCATTTTCCGTATCTCGGGCGGGGCTGTCAACCCCTGGGGCTAGATAATTTTCTGATCTTTCAATCGTTTAGACGGAAGGGGTCGGATCGCCGGAGAGCGGGCGGTGGGGAGGGACGGGAACGAAAAAGCCCCGGCGCTTGGCCGGGGCTTTCCTGGGACGGGAAGGGGATTACACGTTAAACAAGAAGTCTGGCCGAAAAGCATTTGTATAAGCGGTGCCCACCTTGTTTCCTCTCATCTTGTAGTCACTTCCATATACACTTTGGCCGCTGCTACCCGGAGCGAGGCCCGCGTATCGCTTGCCTGTACCGCATCGCAGCTTTCGGATTTTTTGATGCGAAAATTCCCTTCTGGGAATCCGTGACCGTGACCGGCCAGCCGTCTGAAACTGCCTGCATTCAATCGAAATGCAGGGGTGATGACGATGAGGATTTTACGCAAGAAGGCTGTCTGCGAGAAGCTGGGCGAAATCAATGAAGTGACGCTTTGGCGCATCTCCCGCGCTGATCCGACATTCCCGGTATCCATCCAGATCAACAAGCGTGTCGTCGGCTGGCTTGAGCACGAGATTGATGCGTGGCTCGAACAGAAGGCCGCTGCCGCACGCGCCGCCAGCAACAACGCTGTCTATCCCTGATCGCCGCGTTCCCGCAGGCCAAGGGTCAGGATTCGACGATGCGCAGCTTGGGCAGCTTGCTGGACGCTGGCTTGGAAGAAGCCAAGTCCAAGCGCGATCCACTGGCGTGGATCAAGCAGAAAGCTGCCGAAGTAGCAGAGCAGGCAGAGCAGCGAGCAGCAAATGAACCCCGCCAGATGTTCTTGCCCGGCTTCGATATTGGAGCCTTTCCAAACCATCTGAACAGATCAAGCCTCATTGCTCCCATCGCACGAGGGAAACGCAAATTCCATCGGCAAGCTGTGATGGTGACGCGGCGGGATTGCGTGCTGGAGTACACCGGGGAGCAACTGGACGAAGCAGACGGCGACCTCATCATGGCATTGATCGCCTTCGCCCAGCCGTTCCGCTTGGGCACATCAGTGCCGCTCAACCGCGCCAAGCTGCTGCGCAGGCTCAAGCGCAGCACGGGCAAGCACGATTACGAATGGCTACATCGCCGTATCAAGGTGCTGACAGAGGCCACACTGTTCCTTGAGGCCAAGAAGCCGGACGGCTCGACCCGGTACAGCATCGGCAAAACGGTGTCTTTCCGCATCATCGCGGCCTTCAGCTACGACGACGAGGCCGAGACGTACAGCTACAGCCTAGATCCCCGCTGGGTACAGATTTTCGGCAATCGGGAATACAGCCTGATCGACTGGGACAAGCGGATGCAGATCGGGCGCGGGCAGGACATGGCCAAGACATTGCAGCGGCTGGTGGCCACGTCCGCTGACCCAGTACAGCGGTACGCACTGGACTGGCTCAAGGGCAAGATGGAATACAGCGGGCGGATGCGTGATTTCCGCGACGCTTTAGCCCGCGCTGTGCGCGAGCTGGAGCGGCTTGAGATCATCACGGCCCACAAGGTCGAGAACAGCACACGAGGCAACCCGCAGCTTGCTCTGTGGCTCCCGGAAGCAGTGGTATAGCGTTCCGCCAACGACCCACAAAGTGGGACGTTTTTCATCGGGATAGCGTCGCGCCCTCGTCGGGATAGCATCGCGCTTTATCGGGATGGCGTCGCGCTTTATCGGGATAGCATCGCGCACGCCATTTGCAGGCAATTGATTTAATTGAAGAAAAACAACATTTTTTCGCTTCTACCTTTCTTCTACTCTTCTTCTACCAGCAGAGCACTGTGGATAACTCGCAAGCGAGTTCCCCACAGCCTTCGCTCCCTCCGGTCGCTGCGCGTCAGCCCGTGGATAACGGCAAGCCGTTACCCACCGGCCTCCTTACGGCTACTCGTCATTCATAGGGGTCGTCTCAGAATTCGGAAAATAAAGCACG